TCATCTGACACCTTAGTTCTCAAGTAATCTATAAGATACTCGTGAGCATCAGAGTTAAGATTCTTATCACTAAGTATCTCAATTCTGTTTTGATTCCATTCTGAACAAGACATCTCCCAATGGGAAGCGTTATGTTCAGTAAGGAGTGATGCCAATAGTATGATTTCTATCATCTGGATGAACGATGTGTTTATATTAACACATTCATACTATATATGCAAGCAGTATTGTATTTTTTGTTACAGAAAACCCTACACGCGAAAAATTTTGGGGAAATTTTTTTGCCCTATTTTTGGATTCACTTCCGCTTTTTCTTTTTGGGTGCTGATTCATTGTATCCCCATATTGCTGGTTTAATATTTCCTTTTCCGTAGTCAATGATTTTTAAACCTGATTTAAACTTATCGTAGTACATATCAAACAGTTTAACTCTTGCACCTCTTGTAAGGTCACGACAGACCTTATCATTGTACTCATAAGTTACAATACACGCATCTGTAGGTGCATTCGTTGTTGAAACTTGTTCAAGTGTTCCATTTTCTACAAGAATCTCACAACCATATTCACTCTTGTGGTTTTCTTTTTCTTGACTTGTCCAGATCAATTCTTTCTTTTCCGTTTTTGTTTTAGTTTGACCTAATGGTTTACTCATGACCTACCACCCCATTGAATATCTGGATAAGCCTCTGATACAATTTCTTTTGTAATTTTATATTTAGATTCTAGTTTTTTATCTTTAACTAAAACTATAATCTCTGCCTCTAACGGATGTAATCCCTCAAGAATATTAATGAACATTGTTTCACGACGAATATTATTCAATGAATCATTACCACCCTTCAAGAAGTGATAGAAATTAACATACTCCCTACGGATTGTTGTATGACCCTCTTTATCACTTGACCCCATTGAGAACGAACCTGTCTCGTGCATTTTACGAATCTCCTCTGAAATTCTTGTAGTCAGTGTGCCACTATAAGTGGTCTGCTCATCATAACCTGTATAAGGAACTTCACCTGGTGGTAAAACTGATACAATAGTTTCATCAAAGTTCCATATAAAAATAGCCTTTAGTGATGGATCTTCATATCTTTTTAATACTTCAATCTTCTTTGCTTTTGATCTTTGTTTTGATAATAAATACAAAACTTCAAATGCAAATGGTTTTAAAGGAAGTTCAAGTGGATCTTTTTTAGTCGTCTTCTTCTTCGCTGTCGTTGTCATAATTGTTTTCAAATCTAAATGCTACAATTTCATCTGGTACTAGATTCCCATTCGGGTCAAACATCTCAGGATGTGGTCTTGGAATCTCTCGATAATTCATCATATAGTCTCTTGCTACCCAACCTATGAGTGCTCCAAGTATGAAAAACATAATTGAAATAGGTAAGGCAAGTGCGGTCAGGACTTGAATATCCATGATACTCCTTTGGTAGTGTTATTTTCTTTTCGACAAAGAAAATTCAAAATAGATACCAATCTCTCGATTGAAAAGATTAAATATCTTATCAAAAACAAATGAAAATGGTTTCACTTGTTTCTTTTTACCCCCGTTGAGGATAAATTCAAAACCACGATTGATTTCGAGGTTTGATTTATTTAGCTCAGACGGTAATGATTTTTTGTTCTCTGAGGAACTTAACTGTTTCAATCGTACCTCCT